TACCAGATGCCGCTAAATCTGTAGGTTCCTTGATATACCAAACATCAATTGCTGATACGCCACTAGTTGGCTTTATATAAATAGTATCTGCAAAAATATAAGCTACAGCGTTTGAAGTTGTGCCTGATAGATAACTATTTTCTAACCTTTTAACATCACCGGGTTCAATCATAGTGCACCACAGATCATTGGTTTCGTCATATATACCTGTAATACCATTCCTGATAGGATTGACACCAGAGCCAAAGGCTACATCAAACGTACACGCACCAGCAGTGACAGTCTTGTCATTTGCTATTGTTTGCAACTCAACCAGGTAAGCGTTATCAATCATACTACAGACTGTTTTTTGGGCTAAATTAAGCGAATCTAGCTTTGCAGCCGAGGTAAACACACTCGCTGCCGGGTCTTCTAGACGCAGGCCCAAATTGGCTAACATTTCATTTCCTGTCATTTTAGTTTACTCCGTTCTTATTTTCTGTTTTTGTATCAGGAGGATTATTCATCTCCTGAATCTGAAGCTCCACCATTTGAACTGCTCCCTGAAGCATCACCGTTTTTGTCTGAGCTTCTGCTAGTTGAGTTTGCAGATTCTTCAGATGATCCTGAAGCTGATTTTCCGTCACCATCTTTGCTGGAGGTGGAGGATTCTCAACTGTCATTTCTTTCTGTTTATTTTTAAACTTCACTGTTTTTCTCCTTGGTTATTGTTATTATTTAGGGTCAAGAGGTGTGTAGGATATATTGCTCCTTGCCTGACGCTTATCATATGACCTCATATCATTTTTTACTAAACCTACATATGCACCCTTAATTTTTGCTACAGTAGCATCAGCATCTTCTGTCCCATATGCTTTCTGCAAGCTAGCAATTTCTGCATCTGTAAATTCTACTGTTATTTTCTTTGCCATTTTTTATTCCTTTTGTTATGCGTTTTCTAAGGCATCTACCTTAGTTGATGATTATTGTTATGTCTTATCTTAACCTGCATCAGCAGTCGCAGTTGGATTACTTACAGAAAACCAATGAGTACCATTGCAAACGAGTGTCCAACCACCATAGCCAACTATTGACTCATCGGCTCCAGATGTTAACCATATATTCTGATTAGCTCCTTCACCATGTTCTAGTATTAGAGAATTTGCAGTAGCAGTTTTTGCTAGAAATATTACCTGACCATCAACACCTCCTGTTAATCCTCCGATAGTTACATCATTACTAGTAGTGATACAATTCACAAAATAAGCACCACTTACATCAAGGTTGTCTGTTGGCCCAGTTGCTGTAATATTTACCAATCCACCAGCTATTCCTCCATTTACTTGAAGTTTTGTAGTTGGTGAAGCAGCCCCAATACCGACATTGCCACCAGTTAGAATAGTCATTTTAACACTATCGGTTGTGCCAAAACTCATAGAATTGATATTGTTATCGTAATCAATCATTCCTATATCATCGTCTCCAGAATCACCAAATAATACCCTACTATTCCCAGCTGTACCAGACACTAGAGTTATATTACAATCATCTGAAGCATCATCGTTATTTTGAAATACTGCAAGAGTTCCAGTGCCATAGGTAGGGTCTGTTCCCTCGCCAAGAGCGATATGCAATGGCACACTTGGTGAATCAGTCCCAATACCGACATTGCCTGAAGCAAGTACGGTAAGTTTTGTGGCAGTATCGCAAGTTGTAGTGCCGAGCATAAAAGCATCAGCACCATCATTCCCAAGTGACCATTTGGTAGTTCCCCGATACCTGAAGTTAATCTCACTATTGTATTCATTACCACTACTCCCAGAATCAGCTGTTAACATAAGGTTAGCTGCTGTTGTACTACTAATCTCTAGAAGTTTAGCTGGTTCAGTAGTCCCAATACCGACATTGCCAGTTGTATCAATAACTAAATGTGGGTCAGTTCCTGGGGCATTGTCACTGCCTATCATAAATTTATCAGCATCACTATTGTCAATACCAACTGACCAATCTTGAGCATCAGTAGTCCTTAAATGAAGGTATGGGTCTCCAGTACCATCTTCATCAATCATAATCCGAGTATTAGTTGATGTATTTCCATAAAGTGAAAGTAAGGCCTCTGGTGTATCAGTCCCAATACCGACATATTCATCATCAGTTATTGTTAAAATGGGAGTATCAGCTCCATCTCTAAACTGCATTTTGTTGTTGTCAACTTTAATATCCATTGTTCCGATTTCAATCTGACCAATAGAACCATTTGATGAATCATAGAATCTAGCCAATGTAGATTCAGAACCTTTTACTTCCAATGTATGTGCTGGACTATCAGTCCCAATTCCTACCTTAGTTGTGGTTATATAAAATGGACTCCCGGTTCCGTCCCCGTCTTTAATTTGACGTACTGTACTCGCATCTATTCCACCATCAACAGCTAGGATGTCACCTACACCATCACTGATTGTCTTTGTATTTAAATTTGCCATTTAATATTCCTAAATTGTTGTGCAGTTAAGATCAATGGTATAAGAATTACTACCTGAAGACATAGTTGGGGCTGTTATTGTATATGTGTCAGCCCTTACCCAATATGCCTTGCCAGCATCTGCTGAGTTCATCACCAAGCTAGATTCTGAATATTTTACTCCGTTTAAATTGATAAAGCCACTTCCAAATACGGTTGGACTTACTGCTTCTTCAAATGCTACCGTCATAGAACTGGCTGTAGAATCTCCCACGGTTACTACTGGAGACATCTTTTGCTCTGAAAATAAATCTTTTAAAGTCCAGACTATATCTGGAGTTGCATCTGTTGACTCGGCATCTGTTGTTACTGTGAGGAAAAATTCATTTGGGTCTAGGTCTAATCCAATCGTTTCTGTGACATCTGTAGTAGCTGAATCTTCGTCTGCAATTCTAGCTGTTATTGATAGGTCACCCAAGTCTTGTAAATTTTTACAGGTTGAATCCAAAGCATCCTTGCCAGCTTCCCACGTGGCACTAAATCTATCCCAGGTTGTTTTAACTGTAGCAGTTGTGGATGATTTAACAGCACCTCCCTCTCTAATTTGAATAACCCAATCAGAGCCATCAGCCCAGCCAAGATCACGGGCATCAAACTCAACTACTACTGTACCTATTTGTTTGTAGTAGCCAATCACCACGTTTTTAATCTTTACACTGGACTCTGGATCAGTTCCCTGACCTACTCCATCTGCATCATATGTATATGTATATTGCATTTTTCCTTTTTCACCCCTCAAGAGGGCCTGAAGGAGACACCAGTCAACATCAGACCCCCCATCGGGATTATTTTACAGTTAACTAATTACTATTTAGTAACCAGCCGGACCGTCTACCATCAACGCCTGCATTCTAGGGGAGCTACAAACGAGCTGGCCCATAAAAAAGATACGGCTTTGGATTACATCGGATGCTTCGAGAGCTCTCCAATCTTCCATAGCGAAGAATCTTTTTGAATGCACTTTAAAGGACAGGTATTTCGTGTTAAGGAAATACATCTGGCCAGCAGGGCAGTGACTATCAACGACGATAGTTGCACCTTTAAACCGAAGGGTTTGGAACCCAGCATCGGCTAAAGTTGCATCACCCTGAAACCTCTTGTTGGCCTGCAAACTCGATTCATATGCGTCAAAAATCGGTTGCGTAGTAACAATAAGATCAGGTTGATCATTGTCGATAGTTGCAGCGGAATAGGCTCTAGTCATAGCCTTAACCCCATCTGCAACACCATTGGTTGTTGAAGTGAACTCGCTGAAGGTCTGAACATCAGTCGCATCTACCATTTCAGCAGCAGTTCTTGTGCCACTAGATATGGGGAATGAACCAATTTGACTATCCCACCATGTGAGTGAATCAGAATTGATTTGTCCCAATGTACGATTATATCCTACGATACAGTTATCTACATTGCCAGGAGCGTGCCACACTGACGTGTCTGCCCCCAGGTCTTCGATAATACCACCACCATTGTCTTCACCAGTGTAATCACCACTTGCCAATGTACCTGCACCGTTTAAGGATGTTAGTCCAGCATCGGTTGCACCAGTAGCTGCAAACAATCCAGTACCAAAAAGGTCCTTAATTGTTTTTTCAGCGTTCTTCATTTTTGCCTTCAAAATTGAAAGCACTTGATTTGAGCCCATATTTATGTGAACCTCATTTTGTGAGATATTCACACTATTATAGGCAGTAGCCCAGTTCCATACGGATTTCTGAGCAATGTCGGTTCGTGCTTGAGCTGTGGCTGTAGAACCATCTGAAGCCAGCCAGCCTGAGTTTCCGTTTTGTGCATATTCAATTGGTACATTTATAGCTGCACCACCATCTANCCTGTCAGCATTTTTTAAAAGCTTCAAGCAGAGAGCATTGGAATTGAATATNTTATCTACNAGNACNGGTAAAAACTTTTCCCGTGATAGAGCACTAACGGTATTTGTAAGAGCCATTTAAAACTCCTTCCTTTAGTTAGTTATTATTCATCTTCAAAATACTTCGCAATCTCAGGATCGTTCATTGTTATATTGTCCCAGTTGTACTTTTTGGGAGCTTTCACTTCCTTTGCACCAACCTGGGCCGTTCCAATAACCTTACCTTTATTGCGAGCAGTATTTTCACCAAGCTTTTTATAGTGAGTTAACTCTGATTGCATCTCAGCATAACTCCACTCACGAAAAGCCCTGTCAAGGTCAGGTAGACCGTTTTCAATAAACTTGTTTGCATTCTTATCTGCAAACTCTAAAAACTCTGCTACCTTTTCACCCTCTAAATACTCAGGGAACTTTTCTTCGAGGTTTGTTAGCTGACCATCCAATTTATCAACACGAGATTCCATAACACGTTCACCTTCAATATTTTCCAGGACTTTTAGCCTTTCATTTAATTCAGGTGATATCACAGGAGCTGTTCCTTGAACTTCCTGAACTGGAATATCAATATCCCCATCCAGTCCCAGAGCCTTAACAGCTTCTGGATCGTCAAAAAAGAAATCCTTGAGGTGATCACGGAAATTCCCGTCTTCGTTGATCTTCTGACCAAGCTTTCCCCACTTAGATAGATTTTGAGCTTTTTCGGTATTAGATTTCTGCCAACTTTCTTTGTTAGTAGAATCCTCACGCCAGGCCATAATTGCTTCACGGTCAAAACGTTCACCATCAATCTCAAATCCATCTTCTACAACCTCAGCTTCTGTTTCTTCCTGAGTGGAAGCTTCTTCTGTTGTTGTTTCTTTCTCTGCTGATTGTACAGCATCCGAGTTATCCTCGGTTNTTTGAGAGTTTTCCCCTTCGGGGAGAGTGCTCTCACTTCCACCCGTTNCCGGGCNAATAATAATATCATTCAAACTTTCCATTTCTTCATCTGTTAGCTCGATATTGTTATAATCTTCGTGTGCCATTTTCTTCCTTTCCAGACTTCTTTAAAAAAGCGTAGCTTTAAAAGATTGGTCTGTGTTTGTTAAATTAAACTTTTACTTTCTGAGAGTAATACATACCACCTTGTTCTCCAATTTTGTACAAAGTACCGTTGTGTATAAATGGATCACCAGTAGATTTACCTAAACGGGTTACCAAGTTCTGTGCCCAAACATCTTTGTCCGTAGCAGACTGCTCAAGACTGTATTGCCTACCACGATGTGTATAATCAATTGTAGAATCGTGAACATCCTTTGGGTCATAATCACCGAATTTGCTATATGTACCACCACCTTGTTTTGCCATATTTTGCAGATATGACTTCCGGGCTGGGCCACCTTTGTATTTTTTATCTTTTCCCATTTTATTTTCCTTCAGCCACTAGGCCTTTTAGTTTTTCACGTTTTGCCAGAGACTGAACCTCTGGATCATTTGAATTGAATGCATTTAGCATACATTCCTTTGTCACACCTGGATACCCATTTTTCCTACACCAGTTTTTCATTGTTAGATTATTGGTTTTCGGCACGGGTTCCCTCCACTTGGACTTGGCGTGTCTGCTCTGCTGCACCAGATAATTCTCTCTGACGAAGTAGTGCTTCTAAGATTTCATTTTCATCTGTAGATTTCCCAATAATATCCATCTCACCCTGCATTTGCTTTTGCTGTTCTGCACGGGCACTTGTAATTTGATTTAGGATATCCTTTGTAATATCTGCCTGTGTGAAACGCCAGAATGACTCGGCATCTAATAGGCCAAGCTGTAACAGATCAATAGCCTGATCCATTCTTGCAGCTCTACTCTCTGGTAGTGATGATCCTGATATATATTTAAAATCCATATCAGCACTAAGCTCATAGGGTTGTACTTCGTTAAATTCATATCCAGTCCCATCATCTGAAAATCTTCTGATAGAGATTGAGTGTTCATAATTATTAACAAGCAGGCTGAGAGTCATTTTGTAAATATCAATAATAGCATCTGTGCCTATCTCTCTTTCCTTGGCACGGATAACCTGCTGGCTAGCTTCCTGCAACTGTGAAATTGCCCGACTTGCTGTAACTCCTGATGGATTTCTACCCTGAGTTATATCGTGTACTCCTGATACAGTATCACACAGTTTAAGCATTGTCTCTGCCATAGGCAGGCTGCTGGATGAAATGTTTCCGGCAGGCATTCTATCAATTCTTTCGTGTGGTCCATTTGTATAAAATATTTGACCTGGTTTATCGGTCGGTCTATTGCCTGAAATCTTTGCCAGGGATTTACTCATAACAATAGCTGGGTTGCCGTGATAAATAAGATTATCTGCTGCCTGTGATAATATTATAGCAGC